CATGCCTTCGCCAGCGTCTCCTGTTATCTTTTCACACACATCCAAGACCACTGAACCCTTGCGTAAAGCAAAGCCCTTGGAGTCTCCACCTTCATCAGATGGATCCCGACAGGCTATCAACGCCCCACAAGGATCGAACCCGAGCTTACCGAGAGCGTCTATTGCTGCGTCATACCACTCAGTAGGAATGATGTTGTCTTCAACAGAGTCGTAGTATTCGCCCTCCCAAACGTGCTGGAACAGGGCAGGTGACATCCTTTCACGGTCGCTTTCCATCTCTTGCTTAAGGACATCAGGGACTAAGGGATTGTCTGTGATGTTAATCAGTACGATGAGGTGCAGGTCGTCTTCGTAGTAGCCATCCCTTCTGAGCTGCTTCTCATACGGCTTGATAAACCGTTGACTAAAGGCATCTACACTTGATCTGGGATTGGCGCTGAACCATATCTCTGAGCCTTCCTCACGCAGTGTAGGCGTTAAAGCCTTGAGGGAGTTGAAAGAGATAGTCTGGGCTTCTTCCACCCAGAACCGTTGAAAGCCGTGCATTGACTTCACGCCCTCTGGGTTTCTGGCTAGGCCACGGAACTTAAACACTGGCTCTTGGTTCAGGAGGATTTGGTTGTTCTGTATCTCAAAGCCTTGCAGGTTGAGACGTTCTATCTCTGACTTCAACAAGGCATGAACCGAGTCATCTATTGAGTTCTGAAACTCACGGAAGCAGGCAGTCTTAATCCCCTTGATCTGTGCGTCCATCAGGCACATATCAGCAAAGCTCATAGACTTACCTGAGCCTCGCCCACCTATGGCAATCTTGAAGCGTTTAGGCGTATCTATGAACCGCCGTAGCTTCTTGGGGATTTGCATCTTAGGCATTAGGGGCAAACACAATAACGGCACTTGGGAATGGAGCAGAGTTTTTTGAATTACCAAACTTTAAACGCCCCTTAATAAATTCAATATCTCCTTTCATTGCATACTCATGCCACCATTTAGTATCTGTTCTGGCAGGGACTAAGCATACTACTGTCGCTCCACATAACGAGCTTTCATAAGCCTTTCTCATCCAGTGTATTATTTCCCTGCCGTACGGAGGATTCATCCAACAAGACCCCCTCCACTCTTGCTCTAGTCCATTATTCTCAATAGAGAAAAAATTAGAGCATTTTGCGTTATCTTGGTTGGCGCATACGTCTAAATTAAATCCGTACAACGCATTGTATTTGTCAAAGAACTCTTGAGGAGTTGCCCATAAATCTGTTTTGCTAGAAAAATGCACATTACTCATAAGTCGCTTTCTTCTTACGCTTCGCTCTTGACATGGCAATCGCTATCGCTTGCTTTTGGGGCTTCCCCGCTGCCATCTCTGTCTTGATGTTTTCGCTTATTGCCTTCTTGCCCTTCTGCTTGCTTGCTGGCATTTCCAAATATCCTTTCGTAGTTGTCTAAATAGGTCTGAACCTTGTACTTGCGTGGCCTTGAGCCTTTGCCACCTTCCCACGGGCCTGTACTCATTCCACCACCTCAATCGTCCAGTGCATATCAATCTCAATGGGGTCGCCGTCCTTACCAGTAACCTCAGTCCGCTTGACCTCTGACCATCCAGCCTGATGAGACAGGTAGAACTTAGCAGCAGCGATGTCACCATCCAAAGCCTTTGCAGCTAATGACTTAGCGACCTTGGTTATCCCTAAAGCCTTACCCTTCCGATACGCCTCAGAAAGTTCTGTCTGCCTTTGGAATGCAGCGCGTAAGGTATTGGGAGTACAGCCAAAATAGTCAGCTAACTGTTTTTGACTTAATACATCAGACAGTTGAAAACATTCCTTCACTTCTTCCTCTGTGAAGACTCGTGGCGGCCTGTGTGGAGGGTTACTCACTGGTCTAACTCCTATGGTGTTTTGCTGATTGTATCATGCTTCCTGTTTCTTCTTCGAAGCGTACCGAGCGAATGTCTCATCACGGAGGGCTACGCTTTTGTTGGAGAATGACTGAGGAGGAAAGACTTGTATCTTCCCACCCTTAGCCAAGAACTCTTCTGTTTGCTTTTGGATTATCTCACTAAGCCAAGAGTTATCTCTCATAATGCTATGTCCATGTTAAACATAATAGGCAGTCTTAGTTTCCTGCGTTGTTCCCTACGAGCTAATGACTGCTTTATTTCCTTGTAGTCATTATAACTTATTGTTTTGCCTTGAGATAGTGTTTCATGCGCCATCATCAGCATGGTTTCATCCCAGTCAGATTTCTTGTTTAACAGCCAGTGACGGTCGTATTCAGTCTTAAAGGGCTTATCAAACAGTACGTCAGGCTTCATCCCAAGGGCTTGTACTATCTCTGGGCCTTTAGCGCCACAGGCGTGACAGTACATTAAAATCTTGTCATCAGCCTCTTTGATGCTCATTGAAGGGTTGTTATCCCCATGTACAGGACAGCAGGCTACATAGTTCTTGCCTGACTTCCTGACTTTATCCAGACTACCAAGAATACGTTCTAGGTCGATCATTTGCCATTCTCCTTTTGATGTTGGTGTGAGTGATAAATCCTCGCACTTCATTAGTTACCTGCTTTGGGGTTCTATCCACGCCTTTAGGCCAGACCCCGAACTTCTCTTTGTACTTGTGACTCGCCCAGCCTTCAGCGTAACCCTTGTCCTTTGCGTCTTGGACATACTGACCCATCCAATCAGACTTGTCTTCTACCTTGAAGTCTTTACTGGCCTTCTTGAGCATTGTGCCGTCATCTTTGAACACAGGGTCTTTAGAGGGAATTGTATAGCCACAAGCACAGGCCCGACCTTGGAATGCTGCGCTACACACAGGGCAGTCTCTGGTTATCTTTTCCCGCTCTTCTGTTTTGAGCTGCTGACGCTCATTAAATCTTTGAGTATTGTCGTCTAACTTGGAAGGGACGATATCCTCTGGGAAACCAAACGTCTTAAGGTTTCCTGCATGGTCAAGATAAGTGGCCCTCTCTTTCCCTTCAGCGATGCGCCAGATTCTGCCTGCGCGTTGAACAAACGCTATCGGGCTTTTGGTTGGGAAGCAGTCTATCAGTATCTCTACGGAAGGATCGTCATATCCTACACCGAGAAGACGACTGCAACACAAGACCTTACACCTGCCCGACCTATGATCGTCGTAGATGTACTTCCGTTCCTCATCGCCCATATACCCATCTATGTGTAATGCAGGGATACCAGCAGCGTTAAATTTTTCAACCATTGACTTGGAGTGTGCTACCGAAGGACTAAAGGCTATGGCCTTCCTCTGTAAATCATTGGAGTGCTTGCGGTAATTCTCTACTATGTCGCCATTAAACGTGTCATCCATCATGGCCTTACCTAATGCTTCTGGGTCGTAGTCAGAGCCACCAGTAGATAGGGCTTTAGTCTTGATGCCTTTAAGGTCTATGGACTTGCCAACGTAGTAATCAGTGGGACAGAGCCAGCCTTGATCCAGTAGCTGTCTGGTCGTCGTGGTGACTATAAGATCGTCCCAATGCAAACCCAAGCCTTTAGAGAATGGCGTGGCTGAGAGGCCAATAAAGGGTACGTTGTCATACCTTTTCATGAATCCCTCTACCAGACCTTTGTACATGGTATGGCACTCATCCACTATCGCTAGACCAAAAGGTAGGTGATTCCTCCGTACAGCCGTCTGGATGGACGCTATCTGAATTAGTTTGCTAGGGTCATACCGTGGGTCATCGCCCTGTAAGACGCTGTATGAAGCTCCTAGACTGTCAAAGGTATCGGTGGTCTGGGAGACGAGTTTAACCCTGTCACAGAAGAAGACAGACCGAATCCCCTTCTCTGCTGCGCTGATCATTATCGTGGCCGCAATTCGCGTCTTGCCCATGCTACATGGCGCTGCCAGCAAGGGTCGCATCTTACCGTTGCGTAGAGACTGCCTCAGAGCCTCTACTGCTACTTCTTGGTGTGGTCTTAGCATTATTCTTTGCCTTGTCCGTTATGCGCCTTATATGACGCTTTGTATATTATATGAAACATAAAACACTTTAATGCGCCTTATATGTTGCTTTGCGACACTTTATTGCGGCTAGTCATAAAGATAAGCCTTTATGATTTCCGCTGCCGCTTGCGGGACAATGGCGTTACCGCTTCCCCTGAGTAAGCCCACTCTATTGGATATCCCATTAGCCAGAGGGAAAAGCGCGGGTTCAGTTGGGATGGGGCGATATTTTCCGTCTCGGCAATAGATGATTTGTGGGTTGTCCCAGATATTGGTATCTGA